AGAAAGTCCTGATGGGCGAGCATCGCGGGCGTCTTCAGTCGATGCTGGAACAGGCCAAGGTCGCCTATCGCGAAGCCCACGATGCCGGTGACGCCAATGGCATGGTGGTGGCGCAGGAAGCCATTGCTTCGGCCATCGCCAAGATGGAACGCGCTGCGGCACAGCAGCCGATGCAGCTTCGCAAGGAAGACGAGAGCATCTTCAATCGTCCGGCACCGGAGCCGCAGCAGCCACAACCAGACCCGGCGGCGGTGAAATGGGCAGAGAAGAATACGTGGTTCGGTCGCGATGATGCGATGACCGGCTACGCGCTTGGCTATCACAAGCAACTGGTTGAGCGGGACGGCATCATGCCCGATCAGCCGGAATATTACACCAAGCTGAACGAGGAGATGCGGCGGCGCTTTCCGGATCGCTTCCGCTCAAACCGTTCCAACGGTGGACTGCCGGAACGCAGATCGTCTCCCCCGGTGGGAGCGGTGTCGCGCACCGGAAACGGCGCTCCGCGCAGAGTACAGATCACGGAGAGCCAAGCCCGTCTTGCTCGCAGACTTGGATTGACCGTCGAGCAATACGCACAACAGCTTGTCGCAGAACAGGATCAGAGAGATGGCCGAAGCTTCACGCACACTTAGAGACAAAGAAACCCGTGAGGCAGAGAAGAGAGAGCAATCTTGGAAGCCGTCGTCACTGCTTCCTGTACCGTTGCCGCAACCCGGCTACGCATTCCGCTGGATCAGAACCAGCAGCTTCGGGACACCGGACAACAAGAACGTGTCGTCCCGCATCAGGGAAGGATGGGAGCCGGTCAAGGCAGCGGACCATCCTGAACTCCAGATCATGTCCGACAGGGACAGCCGCTTCCCCGATGGGGTGGAGGTTGGAGGATTGCTGCTTTGCAAGACAGCCGTCGAGAATGTGACCGCCCGTACGAAATATTACGAGAAGCGCGCCGCAGACCAGATGTCCTCGGTAGATAACAACTATCTCCGCGAAAATGACCCGCGCATGCCGCTCCTTAGACCGGAGCGCAAGTCGCGCACCACATTCGGCTCTGGCGAGTAACCTCGCTTAACCCTCCCCCACAAACCAATAGGAGAGAAGAGATGGCAGCAGTTGCCGCTCCCTATGGCTTGCGGCCCGTCAATATGCAGGGCGGTCAGTACATGTCACACGGAGATCGTCTGATGAAGATCAGCGGCGGCTACGCCACGTCGATCTTCTGTGGCGATCTCGTCAAACTGGTCGCTGGCTTTATTGAAAAAGAAACAGCCACTACCGGCACCAAGCCGGTCGGTGTCTTCTGGGGCTGCGAGTACGAAGACACGTCGATGGGTCTGTTCCATCGGAACTTCTGGACCGCTGGTACGGTCATCAAACCCAACTCCTCCGCATGGGCTTACGTCTATGACGACCCTGATCTCCTGTTTGAGATACAGGCCAACGGTCCCGTGACGCAGGCGCAACTGGGTCTGAACGCCAACCTTGTCCAGACCGCAGGCTCACTGACCACCGGCAGATCGGCTGTTGCTTTGGCGACCGCTGGTATTGCCGCCACCGCCACCTTCCCCGTCAGGATCGTGGATTTTGTCCGTCGCCCCGGCAGTGCGGTGGGTGATGCGTTCACGGACTGCATTGTCCGTCTGAACACGCACCTCAACCGTGACCCGGCAGCTTAAGAAAGGAGTTGAGAAATGGCTATCACTCGCGCTCAACTCTTCAAAGAGTTGCTGCCCGGTCTGAACAAACTGTTTGGGCTGGAGTACGCGAAGTACGAGAACGAGCACACCATGGTCTACACGACCGAAAACAGTGACCGCTCGTTTGAGGAAGAGCAGAAACTCTCCGGTTTCGGAACTGCTCCGGTGAAGATGGAAGGTGCCGCCATTGCGTATGACAATGCGCAGGAAGCATGGACCGCCCGCTACACCCACGAAACCATCGCCATGGGATTTGCGATCACCGAGGAGGCCATTGAGGACAACCTCTATGACCAGCTTTCGGCCCGCTACACCAAGGCGCTGGCACGCTCCATGGCCTACACCAAACAGGTCAAGGCTGCGGCTACCCTCAACAATGGCTTCAACACCAACTTTACGGGTGGTGATGGCAAGCCGTTGCTGGCTCCCGACCATCCGCTGGTTGCGGGTGGCGTCAACTCGAATGTCGCTGCGGTCGCAACGGACCTCAACGAGACGGCACTGGAAAATGCGGTGATCGACATCGCGGCATGGACCGATGAACGTGGGCTTCTCATCGCCGCAAGGCCAAGGAAGCTGATCATCGCTCCCGGCAACCAGTTCGTCGCCACCCGTCTGTTGCAGACGGAACAGCGTCCCGGCACGGCAGACAATGATGTCAACGCGCTGAAGTCCAACGGGGCCATTCCCGAAGGCTACGGCGTCATGCATTACCTGACCGATCCGGACGCATGGTTCCTGACCACCGATATCCCGAACGGCCTCAAGCACTTCGTCAGAGCGCCACTGAAGACCGGCATGGATACCGACTTCGATACCGGGAACTACCGTTACAAGAGCCGCGAACGCTACAGCTTCGGCTGGAGCGATCCGCTGGCGATTTACGGCTCGCCGGGAGCGTAATCTCCTCCCTCGCTCTCGGCTAATTGGAAGGGCCGGTTACTCCCCCGGCCCTTTCTTTCACCCCGCCCTCCACCTTCTTGTGAAAGGTAACCACCCCATGGGACGCACCACATTTTCTGGTCCCGTCGTTTCAACGGCAGGCTTCATCGGCAACATCTCTTCTGCGGAAGCTGGCGGAACCGTCAAGCTTCCGATCTATGCCAAGGCATCGGTGCCTTCGGCAACCACCAATACCGGTGCGCTCATCTATGTCAGTGACGCCGCGACCGGCGCTTGCCCATGCTTCTCCAACGGCACCAACTGGCTGCGTGTGGATACCAGCGCCGTCCTGTCGTAGGAGGGAGCGATGGCCGATCTCTGGTCTAATCCGGTCAAGGCGTTCAAGGATGTCGTGAAGAGCGACACACCCAACATGGGTGGATGCCGTGGCATCTGGGTTGGCGGCACCGGAACAGTCGTGGCTATCGACCGTGACGGCACCACCGTCACCTTCTCGGCTGTTCCGGCTGGCACGCTGCTGCCGATCTCTCCCCGCGCTATCAAGGTCGCCTCGACGGCAACCGGACTGGTGGCAATGTATTGAGGGTCTATCGGATCGAACACCGTGACACCGGCAAGGGTCCATGGTCGCTGACCGGCACCGTCCAGCTTTATGATGCGGTTAGTGGTCACGATCCTCTCGACAAGAGGCCAACCGGTCCACAGGACGAAGGTGGCCCCTTCTATGAGCGGTTCAAGGAAGAGGGCGGCATCTTCGGCTTCCTCTCCATTTCACAACTCTTGGACTGGTTCCCGTCGCCAGCCGGTCGTGAAGCGATGAAGGGACAGGGTTACATTGTCGCCGTCTACCGGGTGCCGTTTGTCAGCGTCAACAAGGGACGAAACTCGGTCGTCTTTCCGCAGGACAAAGCGGTTCGGGTCACGGTCCTGAACCTGATGACCATGGAGGAAGAAAGCGATGCCTCTGAAAAAGGGCAAGTCGAAGGAAACCATCGGCAAGAACATCAAGGAAATGAGGAAGGCGGGCTATCCGCAGAAGCAGGCGGTCGCCGCATCCCTCAGTCAGGCCCGCAGGAGCGGCGCTAAAATCCCGGCCAAAAAGGGTAAGAAGTGACCACATCCGGCGTTGCCACCTTCAATCCGGACATCATCGACCTGATTGAAGAAGCCTATGAAATGGTGGGGATCGAAGTGCGCGGCGGCTATGACCTAAAGACTGCCCGCCGCTCACTCGATTTGCTGATGCGTGAATGGGGCAATCGCGGCCTCAACATGTGGACGCTGACACAGTTCAGCGTGCCGATGACCATGGGCAACGATACGGTCGAACTGCCCGCCGAAACCATCGACTTGCTGGATGCAGCATGGCGCACCGGCACCGGCCTTGAGCAGAACGACCAGACGATGACGCGGCTGGGTGGGGCACAGTGGGCCGGAATGGCCAACAAGAATGAAACCGGCACCCCGTCGCAATACTATGTGCATCGCACCTATCCGCCGAAGCTGCGCATCTGGCCGACACCCACGGAGGACGGAACCTTCATCTGCTGGGGCATTCGCACCATTCAGGATGCCGGGAACTACACCAACACGGTGGATATCCCGCCACGCTTTCTCCCGGCACTGGTTTCGGGACTGGCCTATTTCCTTGCGATGAAGTCTCCGAACGCAACGGATCGCATCCCCATGCTGCAAGCGGAGTATGAGCGCCAGTACATGCTGGCTGCGGAGGAGGATCGCGACCGCGCCTCCTTCTTCATGGTTCCCGACATGTCGAGTTACAACCGATGAAGCCGGTTCCCGGCATTTGTGACCGCTGCGGCCTGCGTTTCAAACTGTCCCATCTGAGAGATGAGTACCTTCTCGGTCGCCCGACCGGGCTGAAGGTATGCAAGTCCTGCTACGACGAGAGCCATCCGCAACTCGACACACGCGGCGTCAAGACTTCCGACAAGCAGACCGTCAAGGGTTCGCGTTCCGATAAAGCGGAACTGGCAGAGAGCCGCAGGCTGTACGGCTGGAACCCTGTCGGTCACGAGACAACCAACATCCTGCTCACGGATGTCGGGCGGGTCACGGTGAGGATTACATGAACTGGGGTCAGATACAGGCTGTCGTCAAACAGTATCTGGAGAACGAAGAGCCGTCCTTTCTCGCCAACATTCCGCTGCATGCCCGCCTTGCCGAAGAGGATATCTATCGCAAGGTGCAGCTTCCGATGACCAAGGAGACAGCGACCTCGACGCTGGTTATCGGTGACCGTTTCCTGTCGGTGCCGGAGGACTACGTGTCCGCGTATTCGCTGGCAGTTATTACGCCGACTTACGATTACCTGTTGCCCAAGGACGAAGCGTTCCTCAATGAAGCCTACCCGGACCCCACTCAGGTAGGAAAGCCGCGCTTCTACGCTGTCCGCAACGAGACGGACCTGTTGCTCGCCCCAACACCGGGGGAGAACTACGAAGTCGAGATGCACTACTTCAAGAAGCCGCCGTCGATCAGCCTCAACAATGATCCCGACAATACCAACTGGCTGTCAGAGAACGGCGAGAACGCGCTGATCTTCGGCATCATCATGCATGGCTACATCTACGAGAAGGGCGATCAGGATGTGATCCAAGCCTACGGCAAGCAGTTCGAAGTGGCGATCACCGATCTCAAGCTGATTGTCGAGGGACGCCAGCGCAAGGATACCTACCGGATGCCTGACCAGAGGATGCCGACATGAGCATTGGGCAAGAAGCTGGGGCCAGCGTTGGCAGTGTCACCGTGGTCACCACCATGGATGGCGGGCATCCAGCGGAGTTCTTCGCGCAGAGGATTGTCGAGCGGCTGATCCAGATCGCGGACACGGCACCGGAGCCGATCAGGGCGCAGGCTATGGAGTACAGGGAACGCATGTATGCGGTTGTTCTGGATGGGGTCAAACGCGCCATCGCCTCAGACCGCGCTTACTTCTTGACCGGAAAGGAAAGGTGAGATGGCGATTACCCAAGCAGTGGCGACAACCTTCAAGCAGGAACTGATGCAGGGGTTGCACAACTTCAACACAGCGGGCGGCAACTCCTTCAAGATCGCGCTCTACACCAGCGCGGCGACATTGGACAGTTCGACCACGACCTATACGGCGAGCAATGAGGTTTCCGGAACCGGCTATACGGCGGGCGGCAACACGCTGACCAATGTGTCGCCAGTCGTCTCCGGCACCACGGCCTACACGGACTTCAACGACAGTACGTGGACAACCGCCACCATCACTGCCAGAGGGGCGATGATCTACAACTCCACCAATGGCAACAGGACTGCGGTCATTCTGGACTTCGGCTCCGACAAAGCCAGTTCTGCGGGAGACTTCACCATCATCTTCCCGGCACCGGCAGCAGCGACGGCGATCATCAGGATTGCGTAGATGGGCGTCGAAAGCGGCGATCTGTTCTCAAGCCTGAACGAAGCGTGGCCTCTGGGATCAGACCAGAAACAGTTTGGCGACGACCACTTCCGCAACATCAAGCACATCCTGAAGTACACCTTCAGCGACACCACGACTTCCTTCACCATCACCAAGGGTACGTCCACCTTCACCTTCGAAAGCGACGGTAACATCACCACCAACAGCGGCCTGTCCTACAACGCCACCAACGGCCAGATGGTGGTGACGTGGAAGACAGGCGGTTATGGGACCGGCGGCTACAAGATCATTGATCAGGGAACCGGTCAGTCGCTGGTCTTCCAGACCGTCGCAGGCTCGACGCTCTACATCACCAACGGGGCCGGTTCGCCAGCCGGGTTCACCGCTGAATTCTTCAACAGCCCATACAATGGAGCCGTCAAGCTTCAGACAAGCGGCACCGGCATGTCACTGGCTGGTGACCTGACGGTCACGGGCAGCGTCATCGCGAACACCAATGCGGCTGGCGGCACCGGCACTGAATTCGTCATCAACGATACGCAGGCATTGAGTGCAGACAATGCGTCCATGTTCGCATGGAAGCGTGGTGGAACGCCACGCTGGCGGATGTTCCTGAACTCTGGTGAAAGCGGCAGCAACAGTGGTTCCAAGTGGACCGTTTCCCGTTATGCGGACAATGGCGCATGGCTTGGCAATCCATTCGAAATAGACCGCTCTAACGGTTCCGCCAAGTTCGCTGGTGCGCTTGATGTCATGGGTATTCTGAGCGCGCCAAACGGCATTACAGCTACAGGTGCCAACTTAACTTCCAGCGCCATATACACCTTGGCTGCGACATCGGCCAATGCGTGGTTTCGCCTGCCGCATGGTACGGCTCCATCCGTTCCGGCAAATGGCGACATGTGGACGACGACCGCAGGGCTGTATGCCCACATCAATGGCGGGACCGTAGGGCCGATTGGGGCGGCACCCGATCTTTCCGGTTATGCGCCGCTTGCCAGCCCTGCTCTCACCGGCAATCCGACTGCACCGACACCAAGTCCCGGTGACAACGATACCTCCATCGCCACAACGGCTTTCGTGACACAGATGATCGCGGACGCACCGGGAGGCGATGTCATCGGTCCTGCCGGTGCGACGGACAATACTGTCCCTCGCTTCGATGGTGTGACCGGCAAGATCATTCAGGGTAGCACCCTGTCCATCGAAGACAGCAATGGACGGTTCGCCTTCGTCAATGGTGGGCAAACAGTCATCGCACGCGATACGTCAGTTGCCAGCACCGGCACCTTCGTCATTCGGGCAGACCCGCCGCATGGTCAGACGGTGCAGATATCACCGCGCCACGACAGTATTGGCAGCGCAACGTTTACCGGCAGCGGCCTGTATACGTTCGACAATGCGGTCTACATCGGCAACGCCTCAGTCCTCAATACGGTTGGCCTTTTCAATTCGACCAGTGGCACTACTCGCGGGATGAAGATCGATACCGGTCTGCTCAATCTGCCGCACACTGCCGCACCTTCCTCCCCCACCAATGGCGATGTGTGGACAACGGCGACCGGAATGTACGCCCGTATCAATGGCGCAACCGTTGGGCCAATCGGTGCCGCGCCCGATCTGTCCAACTACTACACCAAGACAGAGAGCAACACGAACTTCGTTGATGCCGCTGGCGACACGATGACCGGAGGATTGGTCATGAAGCCGACGACTGGATCGGCGTCGATAGTTTTGGATAAGTCTGCTGATTATGAAAAGAACAGTATCACTGGAAAGAAAGCAACACTTGATCGATGGGTTATGTATTTAGGTAATAACGCTACTGAAACTGGATCAAATGCAGGCTCTAACTTTGACTTACAGTATTGTGACGATGGTGGATACACCGCTGGTTCAGTTTTAACTTTTAATCGCAATACAGGGTTGGGCACTGTTAGTGGTGATCCTACATCTCCTCAAGGGATAGCTACAAAATCATACGTTGATACGCTTATAAATGTTGTTTCTGTTGCTAAAGCAACCATTAACGATAGTGCTCCCAGTTCCCCGCAGCACGGGCAACTGTGGTGGAACTCGTTTGATGGCAACCTTTACATTTACTACAATGACGGTTCGTCCTCGCAGTGGGTCCAGATCAATACGGTAGGAGCGTGATGGGGTACAATTTCCCGACCTCGCCCGCTAATGGTCATGTCCATTGGGCTGGTGGCGGCTGGCCTACCTACGTTTACAGTTCCGCCAAAGGCACATGGACCAGACGGGCCGGTACGGCATCTCGAAAGAACCTCCTGTTCAACCCATGCTTCCTGATCAATGACCAGAACGGTTTGACGGATGGGTCGAACGTCGCTGGCCTGATCATGGCGGAAGGCTATTACGCCACCTACACCAGCGATGTCGGGGTCTATCGTGGTCAGCGTCTGGCTATTACGACACCGGACGGTTCCAAATACAGGCTGCGGCTGTCGATCACGACCGCCGATGCGACGCTCGGTTCCGGAGAGTGGCTGACATTCTACCACTATCTGGAAGGTCTTAGGATGACGGACCTTTTCTACGGAACCACCAATGCGAAATGGAGCGTGTTGCGGTTCGGATGGAAAGCCCCGGCTGGAACCTACAATGTCGCCATCAGGAACTTCGGTTCCACGCGGTCCTATGTGTATCCGTTCACCATCTCGGCGGCACAGGCGAATACCGATACGGTGCAAGTCTGTGTCGTTCCGCCCTGCACCGATGGGGCTTGGGTGACTGACAATACCAGATGGGGGTTCATCCACTGGATTGCCTGCAACGCCAGCTTCACGTCCAGCACCTATCAATGGCTTTCCGGAAATTATGCCGGGGCCAGCACGCTGACCAACACGTTCTATCAGACGGTCGGCAACACCGTGGAACTGTTCGATGTCGGCTGGTATGTGGACCCCAACATCACCGGCTTGGCCCCACCATTCGAGCCAACGCACATTGAGGACGACCAGCAGGACTGCCTGCGCTACTGGTACAGGTGCTTCCGCATGGATGGGGTCGTCAACACCACGTCGCAAGGCATCGCTTGGGCCTCGCATTATGTCCCGATGCGAGTGGCTCCAACTGCTGCATTGGTTGGCTCTCTGAGAACCCATGACATCTCTGTCGCGCCAAATGCCAGTTCGGTGACCAACTACCAGAACCATGCCGACAGCACGGCACTGACCATCGGTCAGGCTGGCGCGACATACACGATTGGACGACCGTTCCGGACCTTGGTCGATACTCAGACCGCCAATTACATCTCGATGAATGCGAGGCCATAATGGCGATCAACTTCCCGTCCTCGCCCACACAAGGACAGGTTTTCAACGCTGTTCCCGGCACATCGTTTGTCTACAGCAATGGACTTTGGACCAAGGCACCGCTGACTACGGCACTGCCGAAGAACTACATCGTCAATCCCGCCTTTCAGGTCAGCCAGCCATTCGGGACAACGGCGACCACCGGAGGGAATGCCGCTTATATTTCGGAGAACTGGAAAGTCTCCGCCACCACGACAGGCGCGGTAACTGGACAGCAAGTCGCTGTCGTAACTCCTTATGGTTCTCCTAACCGCCTGCGCTTCACGATCAACAACGTTGCCGGTTCTCCGATTGGTACGCGGAATGTCTGGGTTTTCTGTCCGATAGAGGGTGTTCGCATAGCCGATTTGATGTTCGGGACAGCCAGCGCAAAGCAGATCGTCGTGCGTTTCGGCTTCAAGGCATCCGTTGTCGGGTCCACTGGCGTTGAGTTCACTGTCCGTACTCCAGCCGGATACGGGTATCGAACATCGACAGGAGCAAACACTGCTAACACGGACGCCTATTGCACGCTTGTCATACCCGGTGCCACGGGTGGCACATGGGCAAATGACAATTCGGCAGCAATGGAGCTTTGCTTCTCGTTTGTATGGGGCAGTGGAAATAGCGGCGGGACCACCAATAGCTGGACGACCGGCGTAGCGGATGGTGGCGCGGCTGGCGCAGCGCAGTTCTTTACTGTTGGCGATACGTTGGAAATCTTCGACTTCGGCCTCTACGCCGATCCCTACAAGACCGGTGTTGCGCCGCCGTTTGCGCTTCCGGAAATCACAGCGGAAACCAAACGCTGCCAGCGGTACTGGTACAGGGCATATGGACTGCATGGCGGCGTGGCGAGCGGCACCGCTGTGTCACGCAGTGGGATGCGGCATCCGGTGCCGATGCGGCTTGCGCCAACCGCAACCGCAGCGGGTTCTGTTCGGTTCTACGATGGCACAACGACAGCCCTCTTCTCGTCCATCTCTGCCAATACCAGCAACTACTGGGCTGCGGAACTCGACATCACGACAGGGGGAACCTTTGCCACGGGCGGCAAGCAGGCATGCATGTACTACCAGACGGAAGCCGACTACATCGCCATGAATGCGAGGATGTGATGGCAATCAACTTCCCATCCTCCCCTACCGATGGCCAGAAGTTCACCAGCGGCACGGTGGTCTACACATACAGCACCACGACAGGGACTTGGACGGCGGCATCGTTGGGTACTGCTTTGCCGTTCAACTACATCATCAACCCGTCGATGCAAATCAGCCAGCAGAATGGCGACAATCTTGGCCTCACTCCACCTTACTATATGGCTGATCAGTGGGGGTATTTTGCCAATGCATCGCGGCCTATTACTGTAAATCGTAGAGCCTATGCCGCCAGTTCATCCAGATACGCATTGGAATATAACGCTTCTGACAGCGTTGCTGTTGTTGCTGCTGACTATCAGATGATCGACCACCGCATTGAGGGCAGCCGTGCCGCCCCATTCAAATGGGGAACATCATCTGCGGAACAGGTCGTTTTGAGATTTGGCGCAGAGCGTTATGGAAATGCAACGGACTTTGCGGTCGCCCTCAGAAATGAGGCTGGCAACCGGGCCTACGTCATCCCGTTTTCCGTCTCCACCTCATCGACGCCCACCGTATTTACCTTTGCAATCCCCGGCGAGACGACCGGAACATGGTCGGGCGGCACCGGTATGGGGGTCAGCATTGATTGGGTGGTGGTGTGCGGATCAACCTATTTCGCCCCGGCAACGCTCTCTTGGCAGAACGGCAATTACCTTGGCTACAATGGCATCCATAACATCATCTCTACGGCAGGCCAGAACTGGCTCTACATCTACGATGTCGGTCTGTATCTCGACCCGCTGAAGACCGGCAAAGCACCGTCCTACGAAATGCCGCCCCATCGCCAGACCTTCAGTGAATGCCAGCGGTACTGGCAGAAGCAGATGGGGTCCATCGGTGTCGGCATCGCGTCAACTGCTACATCACAACGGTCAGCCTACCCAAACCAAGCAGTGATGCGGATTTTTCCAACACCGACACTGGTCGGCACACCAAGAGCATGGGAACCGGCTGCGTATCCCAATGTTACAGCCGTCGCCAATAACTACAGCAACACCTACGTCTTTGAGCATAACTACACATCTGCCGCCGCCAACACGGCTGGTCGTGCGGTGGCCCTCATCGACATGACGCCATCCCTCTACATAGCCGAGAATGCGAGGTTAGCCTGATGCCTGAAATTGTCGTCAACGCGGAGAAGCACGTCGCTGGCGTCTATATCGATCTCACCTACGGCGTGGACGACTTCGTGCAAGGCACGGTGCAAGTCCTGCTGACGCTACCGGAGACGGCAAGATCGGAAGCGGAGACGCCGGTTTCCTCCAGTGTGGCGTCATCAGTCATCACCAAGCGTCTGCTTGCCGACACCAATCCGGAAGTGCAGGCGGCAATCGAAACATTGAAGACGGCTGTTCTGGTGTGGGAGCAGGAAGACAGCACGCCGCCACCGGAACCTGAAACTTAACACCAACCGATGGGGGATTGCTGAATGGCATTTGGCACCCCCGTCAACCTTGGCTCAGTCGGCAGCAAGACCGGCACCACGGCTTCCATAACACTGGCGACAACCGTCAACGCCGGATCGCTGATCGTCGTTACGGTCGGTGCCGACAACAAGGCGACGACGGACGTAACCGGCGCGGATGATGTTGTCGGCGTTTCCGATAGCAAGGGCAATACTTACGTTCTGGCGGCTGGCCAGACCAACGGCCAAGGCTCTGCCAATGCTGGCGCACATGGTTCGATCTGGTACTCGAACACCACCGTGCAACTGGTCAGCAGTGACACCATCACCCTGACCATCGGGACCAGCGGCAACGCCCGCGCTTTTTTCGCTGGTTCCTATTCGGTGGGCGCGGGCAACATAGCCCAAGTGGTGGGAACCGCCAGCGGCGTGGGGGATACCGGGGCCGATCCGGCTTCCGTGATCTCCGGTTTGACCAGTGGGAATTACCTGTACGTTGGCGTCAGTTCCGACGAAACGACGACTGGTTCAGCCGCTTACACCGGCTTCACCCGTCTTGGTATTGTTGCTTCGACCGGTGGCGCGGCGGCATCGAACATTGCCACCTCGCACCAGTACGCCATTGACAGTGCCTCGACCGGCAAAACCTTTACGCCCGCGACGGCGGTTGATGCTGTTTCGGTGCTTGTCGCTTTCAGGGAAATCGCCAACCCCAACATCAGCGTGACTGTCACCGGACAGGCGGTCACGGCTTCGATAGGCACAGCCAAGGCTGTCGCTACCCCGGCGGACTTTCTTTGCACATCCTTCACGCCCGGTGCTGACCGCAACGACTTCTCTGGCAGTGTCGGCGTTCGCATCTGGTTCAACCAGAACATGACGTTTGAGTGGCTCGGCGCACGGTGCGGGACGGACAACACCGGGCTGCACAGGGTTGCCGTTTACGAGTGGATGGCGGACAGCCTCGTTGCGGAAGGCTATGTCGATTTCACCGACAGAACCGTTGGTGACTACGCATGGGTCAAGGTCGCCCCCTTCTCGGTCGTCTCCGGCAATTACTACGCGATCATGAAGGACACCACGGCATCGGACGGCCAGTGGTGGGCCAATATCGGGGGAACCGTATTTCAGTTTTCCTCGCAGACTGTGGGTGCCTACAGACCATCGGGAGGGGCGCTCAGTGGCGCAACGCCAGACCAGCAATATGTTGGCGTTGATCTGGGGTGGGACAGTGTATCCACCCCGATATCGGTTAACGTTACCGGTCAGGAAGTTACGGCTTCTGTTGGGAATGCTTCGGCCAGCATAAAGATAAGCGCCACGCTCGCCAGCCAGTGGTTTGCTGCCTATGTCGGAACCGTAGCCGTCACTGCCGCAAGCGCACAGAGCGTCACGCTTACCGGGCAGGAACTGACGGCAGGCATTGGAGATGCGTCCGTCACCACCGGGACAGGTGCCGCCGGTCCTGAGTGGAACACCGACAGCGACACATGGGACAGCGACCTCATCCCTTGGGATGTCGTGACTGCCGATGTCACTGTCTCGCTAACCGGGCTGGGGCTGACCGCTTCGGTCGGCACGGTTACCGCAAGTTCGAACGCCAGCGTCACGGTCGCCGGTCAGTCGGTCACAGCATCGGTCGGCACTGTCAGTGTCGTCGGCAAGGCCAGACCGCTGGTTGCTGGTGACCCGCAGACGGCCTCTGTCGGAACGGTTTCGGTCACTGGCAAAGCGAACGTCACCGTCACCGGACTGCAAGTGGCAGCTTCGGTCGGAACGGTTTCGGCTGTTCAGTCTGCGAATGTCTATCCAACTGGCCTCGTCCTCAATCCGTTGGTCAGCGATGTCTCGGTGTCCAATGCGGGCAACATGTCGGTCGGCGTTGCCAGCCCGACAGTCAATGCCTACAGCGGCATACTTGGCATCACAGGCAAGGCCAACGTCTACATTACCGAAGGCGCTCCGCTTGTTCCGTGGACGCCCGATCTCCAGACCGGACTGAACATCTGGCTGGATGCCGATGCACTTGGTCTGGCGGACGGGGCTGCGGTCAGTCCGTGGCCGAACCCCGGCTACGGTCCCGATCTTGCGGTTGTCGGGTCACCGGCTCCGACAGTTGCCGCCAACACGCTGAACAGCAAACCGGTCGTCCGCTTCAGGACCAATGAAGGACGGCTGCGCCAGACCAGTACCGGCATCGCTTACGAGTACACACTGTCCTACATCGTCCGTCACATTGTCGGTCCGCCGGGACGGGCAATGTCCTGCATCTATCCGCCACCCAACTTCCTTGTCGGCTTCCACTCGTCCGGTCAGGACACGATGTACGACAATGGCTGGATCGTGTCGGGCACCGGATGGGTGTCCGCACCGGGGCCATGGAAGCTGTATGGGGCAGATGGCAAGTCGCCCGGTGGCGTCCTCATCCGCTTCTTCAAGGACGGCACCCTGCTGGGGTCCGCCACCAGCGGCGCGGGAATGCAGGGCACCTTCGCCATCAGTGGGTACGATGCCAGCGGTACACAGGAGACGATGGACTGCGAGGTCGCGGAACTCGTTCTCTACGACAACAAGCTGGCCGATGCAGACCGCGAGAAGCTGGAAGGCTACCTGTCCCACAAATGGGGGCTACAGGCCAACCTCCCGGCAGGACATCCGTACAAGGCATCCGCGCCGATGGAAGGTGGCGGCGGCGGCAACTCGCTTGGACTGACGGCTTCTGTCGGAACCGTTTCGACAGCCGTCAAGATGACCGCAGCGGTGACCGGCCAACAGGTCGCTGTCTCGGTCGGCACAGTTCAGGTCACGACGCAGCAGAAGATAACCGTCGCAAGCCAACAGGTTGCGGTCGGTCTTGGCACCGTCTCGGTTGCCACCAAACAGGCGGTCAGCGTTACCGGGCAAAGTGTCACCGTCTCGCTCGGAACCCTGTCGATCAGCGCAAGGGCAGGCGTCTCCGTCACCGGTCAGTCTGTCTCCGTCTCTGCCGGGACGGTTTCGGTCAGAACAGTCCAGAACGTCAATGCTCTGACGACGGTGGCCTTTGTTTCGGTCGGCAGCGTCTCTGTCGCACTGGTCACCAACCTGTACGTCAGCGGCCAGAGCCTCACCGCTTCTGCCGGAACGGTGACAGTCAGAGGCACAGCCACCGCAACGCTTCTCGGTGAGCAACTGACGGTCGAAGTCGGTGAGGTCGATTTTGCCCTCGGCATCACCTTCCCGGTATTGGGACAGGAGGTCACTGCCTATCTCGGCAATGTCATTGCGTCTGCCGGTGTCAGCATTGAGCCGCCCGGCTTTGAGATGCAGGTGCTGACCGGCGATGTTTTCGTTGCCTACGATTACGTCTTCGAACTGCCGTATCCGACAGAGGCAATGACTGTCCACCTCGGTCGCGCCGTCTCCACGAACTGGGGGCACAGACCGGAGGACGACATCAGGGACGAGAACTGGATACCAGTGGACGAAGGCGGTCACGGTGACTGGGTGCCGGTGCCGACAGACAAGCATGTATGGGTGAAGACCACTTCACCGGGAGAGGATTGGATCAAGCATCCCCACCAGAAACACGAGTGGACACATGGCTAGCACATACACGACCAGCCTCGGCCTTGAACTTCAGGCGACCGGTGAGAACCGGGCGTCTTGGGGATCGAAGACCAACACCAACCTGTCGCTGATCGAAGAAGCCCTCAGCGCGATGAAGACCATCCCGATGACGGATGCCGACATGACGCTGACCAAGGTCAATGCCGGGACCGATCAGTCGCGCCCGATGTTCCTGCGCTTCACCGGAACCACAACGGCTGTCCGCAAGGTCAGCATACCGACCGTCTCCAAGTTCTTCTTCATGGAGAATGCCACGACAGGCGGCTTCTCGCTGACCATTTCGACGGGAGCAGGACCGACGCAGAACTACGAACTGATCCACAATCAGTGGAAACTGGTGTTCACGGACGGCTCCAATATCTGGTCCAGCGACAGCCTGTTCTCGACATCATCTGAGCAACACCGCTGGGGTATTGTCCCACAGGTCAGTTCGACCGGCATCACCGACACCGGCAAGGCTTTCGATTTCCACAACGCCAATGTCGATGCGACGGACTATGCAGTGCGGCTGGAGACAGGCGGCACCACCACCGATCTCTACATCACCCCGTCAGGCAGCACCGGAAAAAAGATATGGAATGCTGGCAACATGGGACCGGGATCAGGTCTGAATGCCGATCTCTTGGACAACAAGCATGCTTCTGAAATTTTCACGGAACCACCGGATGACGGCAAGCTTTACGTGCGCAGGACCAGCGGTGGCGTTTCCTCTTGGGTTGCCATTGACGCGCCATGGAAGGTGGAAACCAACAGCGATGTGACACTCAACTGGGGGTCCGGCATCAAGATACGCATCCGCTCCGATGGCTTCATCCGCACCGCAAGCGACGTGCAGATTTACTCAACCACGGTGGCGACGGGATGACCATTCAAGGCTCGGCCAATCTCCAGATGGGGCACCTGTGTACTGAGTACGGCGTGGCTGTGGCGAATGCCTACCTGTCACAGTTCCATCGTGGTCATGCCAGCAAATATGTCCGTGCCAATTCCGGTGACAATGCTGCGGTCAATGGCTCTGCCGGTGTCCCGGCAACCTATGTCAATCTCCAGATCGCCCACTTTGCCGGTCAGGCCAAGGGTTGGACCTATACCAACTCAGTGGTGCGGATAAACAACTACTATCCACATGGTGAGTTCGGTAGCGACTGGCTGGGTGCGAACGGCACCGGTTGGCCATGCACCTTCATCAACAACAACGGCATCTATTCACAGGGAACGTCATGGTATGCCTGTATCATCTACGGGCGTCAGAACAATGGTTCCTTCCTTTTCCAGAACAATTCTGAAATCCAAGGGGGTGGCGGCGCACCCAATTCGGGTGCCGGTCAGCATGCCATCTACCTCTACAATTCCGAAAACGCTTCCTATGACAATCGTCCCATCATCCACAATCATGGGGCCATTCGTGGTGGTGGAGGAGCGGGTGGCGTAGGCGGTACGGGTGGCACCGGAGGACCGGGTTATTACGATACACCCTACACCGCACAGGAAGGACCGGCTTACGACAAGAGTACCTATCGCTGGATGACCGACAGCGGTGGAACCGATACCGCCATATGGGCTGGCACCTTGGTCGGCTCCGCTACGACGCTGGCCAACCCATTTGCCAACGGTGCCTACACCTACTACCGGCACACGTTACGGGAACAGAACTCTTATGGCGGCGGCTCCCCCGGCCCGCACGAGCCGCCCAACCCGACCTACTGGAAAAGCTATTACGAGATTTACCGTCAATACACGGCATACAGCCGGACGATCACCAGTGGTGGCGGGGGTGGTGCTGGCGGCAACGGCGGGCGCGGCATCGGTTACAACTCCCCCAATCAGGGTGGCAGCGGTGGTTCTCCCGGTGCCGGTGGTCAAGCCTATGCAGGCTCCGGCGGCTATGGCGGAACCGGTGGAACGGGAGGGTCGTGGGGCGCGGTCGGCAATACCGGCAATACCGGGGCGACAGGCAATGGCGGAAACTATGGCGGCGGCTATGGAGGAGCGGCGGGCGCTGGGGGTGGTGCTGCTGGTTATTCGATCTATGCGGCATCCAAGTGGGGATACTGGTCACCCGGCACCAATAACGGCCCGTATGGTGGAGGCGTGGCGAACTCATGAGTTGGACAAGCCTGAAGATTGCGCCCGGTCTGGTCAGAAACACCACAAGGTACGCCACGGCTGGCACGTGGTTCGACTGCTCGCTCGTCCGTTTCCGTGACGGCACTCCGGAGAAATGGGCCGGATGGGAAGAGGAGTATCCCGGCCTGAAGATGGACGGCATCTGCCGCTCGCTGCATCGGCACGGCGACCTACAGGGGTTCTCGTGGGTGAGCGCCGGAACCTCCAAGCGGTTCTACATGCTGTCAGACGACAATCAGTGGGACGTAACACCATGGGCTGGACCGGCAGTGACGCTCGGCACCGATCCACTAAGTGTCACCGATGGCTCAACCGTGATGACCATCACCCAGAATACACACCAGCACTTCCCCGGTGACACGGTGTTCATCTCCGGCGCAACGGCTTTTGCCGGACTGCCGGACAGTGGCGACAACAACATCAACCGGGAATACATCATCCAGTCCTATGTGGATGACAACCACTACACGGTCACCCTGCCTGTTGCCGCGACGGCAACCACAACAGGAGGAGGAGCAGCGGTTCAGGCCCGCTATCTGCTTCGCGCTGGCACCGACGACTACATCATCGGCGGCGGCTGGGGATCGCTGACTTGGAACGAAGAGGAATGGGGCGGCGAACCCGACAAGGCCATTCTGGATCAAATGGGCATCTGGTCGCAGGACAACTGGGGCGAGGATTTGCTCGCCTGTCCACTGAGTGGCGGCATCTATTACTGGGACGCCACCACACCGCAGAACAGGATGATCAACATCCTCGACATCCCTGAAGATTTCTTCGGTCCCGACACGCCGGGTGCCGATGGGCACGCCCCGCAGGAAGCGGAGTTCATTATCATCTCGCACCGTGACCGGCACTGTCTGGCGTTCGGCGCATCGGCTTTCATGGGAGGCGGCATCAAGGAACCGATGTCATTCCGCTGGTGCAGTCAAGAGAACATCCTCAATTGGGATGACGCCAACAAGACGACCGGGACTGCCGGAACCCTGCCGCTGTCGAACGGCTCCAAGTTTGTCGCCGGTCATGCGACGGCGCGTGAAATTCTGGTGTGGACGGATCAGGCAATGTACTCGGTCCAGTATGTCGGTGCGCCGCTGATCTACGTGGCGGAACTCCTCGACCGCTGGTCCGACATTGCCGGGATGAAGGCGGTCTGTTCCTACAATGGCGTGGTCTACTGGATGGGACGCTCCGGCATCTATGCCTATTCGGGGCGCACGGAGAAGGTGCCCTGCCCGATTTGGGGCTATGTCTCCGACCGCATGGATACCGACCAGTTCCCGAAGATTTATGCCAGCGCCAACCAGAAGCACAACGAAGTGCTGTGGTTTTATCCAAGCGCCGAAAGCGGTGGCATGATTGACAGCTATATCGCCTTCAATGTGATGGAGCAGATATGGACCTTCGGCAATCTGCACCGCACTGCATGGCTGGATGTCGATGCCTTGCATGGAGCGATTGCCGCGACCGATGATGGACGCATATTCGCCCACGATGTCGGTGCCGACGACGGGTCCACCTCACCGGTTTCACCGCTTAATGCCTTCATCGAAAGCGGCCCCATTGAACTGTCTTCGGAAGGCAGCTTCGACAAGGGCGACAAGATGATGTTCGTACGGCGTATCCTACCCGATGTTACGTTCCGCGAAGGCGTAACATCGTCCGATGCGCCGCAGATGAACATCGTCTTGAGAATGATGGACAAACCGGGTGGCGGCTTCGTGCAGGAAGAGAGCCGGGAAACACAGCGCACCGCGACCATTCCCATCGAAGAGTTTACCGAAGAGGCGTGGGTCCGGTTGCGCGGACGGTCGATGACGGTCAGAGCGGAGAGCAACACGACCGGCACCAACTGGCGTATGGGTATCGTTCGCATCGATGCACGGACGGATGGACAGCGATGAGGGATGACCTATCCGCTCCTAACTTGGGACAGGCCAAGCGAGATGGTTTCGACGCTCCCTTCTTTTGGCAGTCCTATCACACCATCGAACAGTGGATGACCCGCATCCTGTCAAAGGGACCGCTCAATGTCAGCAAACTGACAGCCGACGAAGTGATTACCGATAAGCTGTCAGCCAAAGCTGCGAACATTAATGGAGAGGATATCGCGACCAAAGCCTACGTCGATGCCGGTGACGCAACGCTAGCCAATGACAAGGTGGCCAAGGCTGGCGACATTGTGACAGGATCGTTGGAGATCAATGAAGACCTCACCGTGCATGGCGATACCCTCATCAATGGGCCGTTCATTGCAGAGGTCAACGCTGAGTTCAATGGCAATGCACAGTTCTGGAACACCACCACAACTCTTGGTGGGGATGTTCTTTTGTATGGTCACATAACGCCGAACGCCAACGGTTTCTCCAATCTTGGTTCAGCCACGAAGCGGTTCGGCACCATCTACACTTCGGACCTGAGCCTTAAGAACAACGTTGGAGACTGGACCATCGTGGAGGGTGCGGACGATCTGTTCATCACCAACAATAGGACGAACACGACCTACAAGTTCGTTCTGCAAAAGGTGGGTTGATGCCTATCGATATCGGTGGCGCTTTCACGATCTCAGGAGCCAGTGGTTCGCAAGCCCTGAAGATTGCCGGGACCGCTGATGGATTGGTCATCGACACCACAGGCCGTTCTTTCACGCCGAACCAGCCGGGTTTCAACGCTGGCCTGACCACCGATCCCGGTTGGGTTGCACAGCCCGCTGACACTTGGGTCTACCAGAACTATTTCAACAACACGACTTACAACAAGGGATATGCATCGAACCGCTTCACCGCGCCGGTTGCGGGGCGCTACTGGTTCCACGTTTACAGCTATCACAACAAGGCATCGTCAACGGCTGGAACGGGATGGGTCTATGCACAGGTCTATATCAATGGGGTTGCAGTGGGACCGCACCAGATTATCGGGCATCCTAACCCTGCTAGTCATTCTTACGGGGCAGAACAGGCCATCGTTCTGAACATGGCGGCGGGCGACTACGCCGATATGTACATCTATGCCAGTGGGGCAGGCACAAATTGCTATCGCCGTTATTCCGGCTTTGAAGGTTATCTGGTGGGCTAGATGGGCTTCGATCTCAACGGCACTCAACTGACTGCCACCCAAGGCTTTGAAGTGATGTCGGGGGCTACGCAGTTTCTGCGGATTACGCCTGCCGGTCTGTTCCGACGCAATGCCATGCAGCCGATGTTCCGCGCCGGAAATTCCGGCACCGCAGCCGGTGTTGCCTATGGTACGACTGCTTGGACTGCGATCAATTTCAACGCCACCAACGTCAATGTCGGGTCATGCTTCAACACCAGTACGCGGCGCTTCACTGCGCCGGTCGCCGGAATGTACCTGTTCAGTGCATCGGCATATTACAACACCCCCGCTACGGCGGGCGTGAACTACGCTCACGGCATGTTCTGGGTCAATGGCGATAGTGTCGGGAGGCGACCCGGTGGGCCGCAGCACAGGCTATATACGCATGGGCTGACGCAGGGATACAGCGGCGACAACGATAGCACCGAGATCATTCCGCTTCTCGCGGGCGACTATGTGGAGTTCCGCAATGCTGCCGCAGGGACCGATCTTGCGATTGTTCCGCAATACTCGCGCTTTGAGGGGTATCTGTTGGGCTGATGGGACTTGATATCAACAACACGACGCTGACGCAGGCCAGCGGAACACTCACCATCAACACGGGTGTAACAACCTCTCTCACGTTGGCGGGTGCGCTGATGCGACCGAACAATGCGCTGTTCTCAGCCAATGGACCGGGCACTTGGACCTATCTGACCGCAGGGGCATGGAACAAGCTTTCGATGCCGAATGTCATCATCAACGCCAGCAATTGCTATAGCGGTGCAAGTGCAAGGTTTACTGCGCCGGTCGATGGGAAATATGCGTTCCAGCTTGCTTTGTACCTTCTCAAGGATGAAGCCCCTGCTGACCGTTATTTCCATCCGATCTTCGCCGTGAATGGCGCAATGGGCGGGCGCACGGTCAATCCTTCCTACCCTGATTATCGATTACGCGGCCACGGCTGGGGGATAGCCGCTTACTTTTGGGGCAATCTCTCTGAAAATTATGATCTCCTCGCTGGTGATTACGTCGAGCCTTACTCGTACTCATCGTATGCCACCAATCGCTGGTATCCGGCAAACTCCCGCTTCACCGGCTTCATGATGGGATAGGACCATGCCGACCATCACGATCATACTGACCGACGCAGAGATGAAAGCACTCGAATATGTAGCGGTGGACCCGGTGGAGTGGGTCACCAACTTCACCAAGAACCGCTGTGAAGCTGCCATGCAGGAAATATACGAGAACGAGATAAAGCGGCTGAATGCAGACCCAGATGTCGAGAGCATCCCAGCCGATCCGGCTGAAGTGTTGCGTAACGCCCCAATCGTGAGCGCAGCCGAACGCCAAGCGGAGTTTCTGGCTAACCCGCCAATCCCACCCATTGAGCCAGAAGGAGAGAAGCAATGATTGGTGATCCAGAAAGGCCAGACAGCACCGAAGAACCACAGACGCCACCTCCTGCTCCCAATGAACTGCCACCGGAGGAGCCGGAAGAGGAAGAGGACGGCGAAGAAGAAAGCGGAGACGCTGGCGAAGGGGATGCGGGTAACGATCCCGGCACGCGCGATCCAAGATAAGGACTAAAAGCCATGACTGACATGAGGCATGCTGCCCAACAAGTGGCGGCACGGGGAAGGTTTGGCGACACCATGCTCCTGCATGTGTCACCGGCTGAGTTGGAGGGCATTGCCTCGCTCATTCCCGGTGGTCTGACCACCAACCCTCAAACAGGTTTGCCGGAAGCATTCTTCTTCCTGCCTTTCTTGGCATCCCTGTTCGGGGCTGCTGCTCCTGCCGCTGCGGCGGCAACGGCAGCGGCTCCAGCCTTGGCGGCGGGGGCCGGGGCAGCGGCAGCAGGAGCAGGAACGGCGGCTGCTCTTGGTGCGCCAGCCGCCGCTATGACGGCTGGCACGCTCGCTTCGGCAGCGGCTCCAGCCATCACGACCGGACTTGGCACGGTGACCGGAGGGCTGGGCGGTCTGATGAAGGGTGTCGGTGCGATAGGCAAAGGCATCGGCTCCCTGTTTGGTGCCGGTCAGGCTCCAGCGGCACAGGTTGCAGGGAATGCGATCCGCCATGTCGGAGGTGCCGGTTCGGCAGCAGCCAACTTTGCTCCAGCGGCAGGATCGTTTGCCGCCATGCATCCGCCGATCACCGCCGCGACGATGGCCCCGGCGGCGCAGACGGCAGTCAAGACAGCCGTCACACCTCCAGCCAAGGGTGGCATCCGTGGACTGTTCACCATGAAGAACCTCCCGCTACTGGCAGTCGGGGCGCAGGGTCTGAGCAACATGGTGGGCGGTCTGTTCCAGAAGAAGGAGAAGGGCGAGAAGTCCCGCGACATCTCCAAGATCAAGTACAGCGGTGGCGATGCCAGCTTCCCAGAGCGGGCAGAGAGCGCCGCCTATCGCGAACACAACTACTTCCCCAACTACCAGTACGCCCAAGGCGGCATCGTCACGCTGGCCGATGGCGGCATGGTCGATCCGCAGATGCAGCAGCCGCAGGACTTGAGTTTCCCGATGGCGGGCGTTCCCGCTGGCGGCACCGATGAAGCCCCGGCGCTGGAGGACATTCCGTCCAGCCCATATCCCACATCACAGATTGGCACAGAGCCGGAACCCACTGGAGAGACGGCGGAACCCACCACCGACAATGACCGCGAACTGATCGCCCAGACGGTCGAGGTGATACAGGGGAAGATACCGCCACAGGATGCCCAGCCGATCATCTTGTCCTTCGTGCAGGAGTTCGGTGAACCGGCGCTTCAGGACTTGGCGGCACGGGTCAAGGCAATGCCGAAGAGTGAAGGGCGCAGCGATGGCATGTCGGACAGCATCCCGGCAATGATCGACGGCAAACAACCCGCCGCCCTCAGTGAGGGCGAGTATGTGGTTCCCGCCGATGTGGTTTCAGGAATGGGCAACGGCTCCACCCAAGCTGGTGCGCAGGCGCTCGACGGCATGGTGGGCGATGTTCGCACTGCCAGAACCGGTTCGCCACAACAGCCACCGCAGATGAATACCGGAGGGCTGGTCAGTTCCTATGCCCAAGGCGGCATCGTCGGACTGAAGAAGGGCGGCAAGGTCAGGGTCGAGGAAGTCCCGGTGATCCTGAACTACGGAGAGCAGCGGCTTCAGGAACAGATGGAGCCGCGTGACGTGATCTGGGGCGAACCCGATCTGATCAACCGGTCCCGCCTGCAAGGGATTTTCAGGGACTACAACATCCCGGCTCAAGCCATTCCCGGCACCGGTTACACGGAAGAATGGGCAAAGGGTCAGGGTGCATATCAAAGGGCCATGCGCGAACTCGCCCGTGGCAGATAGGACAAGGAGACAGGTCATGGGTATGGGTGCTGGTGGTGGAAAGGGCGCTGGCGGACAGGCACTGAGCCAGTTGGCTTCGCAAGGCAGAGGTGCCGGTGCGCCACCGGGAGGTCAAGCCGCCTTTGCACGGCCCTATCAACAGGCCATGCAGCAGCGCATGGCGCAAGCCAGACCAGCCGCCATGCAAGCGAGGGCGCAGATGCCGCCAAGGCCGATGGCACCGCAGGCGGCGCAGCTTCAGCAGGCATACCAGCAGTTCGCGGCAGGCAGACCGCCGCCTCCCATGCCGGGAGGAAAAGGTGGACCCGGCGCTCCCATGCAGGCAGGAAAGGGTGGACCCGGAGGAATGATGCCGGGAGGACAGCCGGTTGGTGGACCACCCGGACTGGGTGGACTTGCCGGTCTGTGGTTCAACCAGCAGAGAACCCCACCGCCCGCAGCCGCACCCGATCCGATGGCCGCTGCCAATACGCCAGCCGCGATCACCAATGCGTTCGGGTCCACGGTATCGGGAGCAGCCCCTGTCACACCGACAGAACCGATGGCACCGGCACCTGAAGTACCGGCTTACGCTGGCGCACCCAACTCTCTGTACCGTGGCGGCATCGTCAGTCTCGCCAATGGGGGCGCAGTCTGGGAACCCGCTAGCCGGGGTGGCGTAACACTTGCGCCAGCCGCTCCGGCTCCAGTGGCTCCGGCACCTGTTGCTCCGGCACCTGTCGCAGCGACACCGGCAGCAACGGTTTCTTGGAAACCCGGCGCAGCAGCAACCACCGGCAACACCGGCAGCATGTTCAGCGGCATCAACATGAGTGAGATCAAGACGCCGGAGAAATTTGTTGCGGGTCCGAAACAAACGATCTGGCAACCGCCAGCCAAGGTGGAAGACACCTCAACCAAGAACAAGGGCATCAGCAAGTTCGACATGTTCATCGGCGGCATGGGTGCTGGCGGACAGAAATACCTCCAGCAGAAATACGCGAAAGACCCGAACTACAGGCCGACCGATCTGCAACGCATGCAGATGATGAACAAGGGTGGCTCCGGTCTGTATGCCGGTGGTCCGAAGGCAGGAGGACAGCGGGGATGAGTTCGATGATTACCGCAGTCCCGCGTGAGCACATCTCCAACGTCTGGCTGTCGATCAGTCCCGACATGGACAAGGCGATCAAGCGAACGCATGGCCGCTTCCACAATGTCGATATCCTGACATCGCTGCTTGAGGGCGTGGCGTCCCTGTGGCTGGCGCTTCATGACAAGGAGATCATCGGCTCGCTGGTGTTCGTCATCACCGAATATCCCAGCGGCATGAAGTGCGGACGCATCGACTACATCGCGGGCAAGAACCGCGAAGAGTGGTTCGATGACATGTGGAACGCCATCGTGGACTACGCCAGAGATCAGGGCTGCACATCCATGGAGATGGTCGCTCGCCCCGGCACCGCTGCCTACGTGGACAAGTGGGGCGGCAAGCGCATGGGCATCCTGATGGAGTACGACATAAAGGAAAAGACCGATGGGTAAAGGTGGCGGCAAGCAGAGTTCGACCTCACAGGTCTATCAGTCCACCCTGCCGAAATACGCAGAGCCGTACTATCACAGCCTGATGGACCGGGCGCAGGCGGAAAGCCAGCGCCCCTACCAGACCTATGAAGGGCAGCGGATCGCGGACCAGACGGCGCAGACCACGGCTGGCATGAACATGGCGCAACAGTTCGCCACGTCCGGTGCGGGCGATCTCGACAACGCCAGAAGCCTCGCCAATACCGTGGCGCAAGGTGCGGTCGATCTTCAGAACTATCAGGCTGGCGGGGTCAACAACACCTATATGGGACCAGCCGACTGGCAGGCCGGACAGTTCACTGCCGATCAGGTGCGAACCGGAGAGTTCGATGCGGCGGCTCGCGACAGGTACATGTCGCCCTACATGGACGCGGTGACGGCGGCTGCGCAGCGGGACGCCCAAGAAAAGGCCATGGAAGAGATGACCATGCTTCGGTCCCAACAGGGGCTGACGGGTGGTTTCGGAGGGTCACGCGCCGCAGTCCAGCAACAGATGGCTGCAAACGCCGCGCAACAGCGCATCAGTGACATCGGTGTGCAGGGACGACAGGCGGCATTCGAGAATGCCCAGCAACAGTTTGAGCGGGACCAAGGGCGTGGCCTTCAGGCGCAGCTTGCCAATCAGGCCAAGAACTTGGAAGCCCTTGGCATGGGCGAGAGTTCCCGCCAGTTCGGTTATGCCCAAGGCGAGGAGGGCAGGCGGGCGGCATCGGAACTCGGTATGCAGGCACAGAGCCAGACGGAACAGTTGCGTCAGGCTGGCAAGCAGTTGGGATTGCAGGGACTACAGCTTGCCGGGAACACCGCCAGCCAGATGGCCGACTTCCAGAAACTGTCGGACAGCATGCAGATGCAGCGGTTCCAGACCATGCTCGGTATCGGCCAGATGCAGGAGGACCGACAGCAACGGGCGCTTGATCTGGCCTATGAGGATTTCCAGAACCAAGTGAACTGGCCACGCCAGAACCTGTCCTTTGTCTCCAGCATGCTGGCCAGCCAACCAATGGGAACCAACCAGTCGATCACCACCAGTTCGCCGCAGAACAACATCGCCGGAATGGCTGGCACGGCGATGGGTCTTCAGGCGCTCTATAACCTCGGCAGAGGGACAAGCAGCTAATGGCCGATCTGGCGCAGGCTTTCTCCGAAATCAAAAGCCTTCCCGATCATATCCTCCAGAAAGAAATCTCTTCTCCCTCCGGTTCGATCCCCGGCTGGCTGGCGCTTGGGGAAATCCATGAGCGCAAGAGGATACGGGCAACCACCGGCAGCAACCAGAACAAGCGTCCGTCGATGGCGGAAGAGTATGCAGGCAACATCCAGAACATCTATGCGGGTGCTGGCTTGTCCCAACCGGCCACACCGCAGGCGATGCCGCCACCGGGAGTGCTCCCTCCACAATCCCAACCCGGTGGTGGTATCGCTGGTCTGCCACCTCCGGCACCCAGCGGCCTTGCTTCAATGCCGCAGGCGCAAGCACCGCAAGGGTATCATAATGGTGGCGTCGTTGGCTTGGCCCGTGGTGGTCCCGTCTTCTACATGAACCAAGACGCCATCCGAAATCAGCAGCTTACCGAACAGTTGTATGGCTATCTCGGTGATGCGGTCAGCAACGTCTATGGTCCCGGCTACAGGCTGGGGGTCTACAGCGGCGGACAATCCGGTGAAAGGCGAACCGGCTCCGTGCGTCACAACGAGGGACGCGCCGCCGATGTCTATGTCATCGACCCAGAGGGTAACCGGTTAAGCGGCGATGCACTGGCTCCGCTCGGTCAGTATTGGGCGGCGAAGAAGTATGGCGGCGTTGGCATGGAGATGCATGGCGGCGGCATCCATCTGGACGAATGGGCAACCCCGCCTGCCGGTGGCGGCATGAGTTGGAACTATGCCGATCAGGGCGGGCAATACACCACAGCACAACAGGCGGCAATCGAAGCCGGACTGCGCGGTGAACTGCCGCTGATGTATACCGGTGGCGGCGGACAGGTCGTCTCAGCCCTCAGTCCGCAGGCCCGCGCTCTCTTGGATACGATTGCGGGACCGGAGAGCGCCGGGAAGTACAACGTCATCTATGGCGGACAGACCTTCGATGACTACACACGGCATCCCGGCGTAGCGATCCCAATCAGGACGGGGCCGAATGCCGGAGACACTTCCAGTGCCGCAGGCCGCTACCAGTTCCTCGGTTCGACGTGGGATGACATCTCCCAGAGGTACAACCTCGCTGACTTCTCGCCGCAGAACCAAGAC